CTTGATGGGTACGGTAGCTGGCGAGACAATGGCAAACATCAAGTCTGTTTACAGTGAGAAACAGGCGTTTTATTTGTTGGTGACTCCAAGCATTGACACTACTTGGGTGTTTGATACCAAGGCTTATTTGCCTGATGGTGCGTCTAGGGTAACAGTTTGGGATTCGATTACGCCTACAGCCTTGTTGTCTAAGCGTGATGGTAGTTTGTTGTTGGGTCAGAATGGTTATGTGGCGTTGTACAACACTTACCAAGACCACACCGATTCCTATCGGATGCTGTACTACACAAATCATGCTGATCTTGGCAATCAGAATGTGACTTCAATCTTGAAAAAGTTATCTACGGTTGTGATTGGTGGCACAAACCAAACAGTGACATTCAAGTGGGGTTTTGACTTCAAAACTAACTACTTGTCTGACAACGCAACGATTCCAGAGCAAGATGTTTATTACTACGGTATTGCCGAGTATGGGGCAAATGCCACAACGATTGCTTACTACTCTGATGGTGTTGCTATTCAAACATTGACTGTTTCGGCATCTGGTGCTGGAAAGATTGTGCAAACAGGCTATGAGACTGACATCAATGGCACTGCTTTGTCGATTCAAAAGATTGAGATTCTTGCCAAACAAGGCAAACTGAGTTAAAGGAGAATAATTTTGAGCAATTATACAAAGTCCACTAACTTTGCAACCAAGGATGCTTTAGCTTCTGGCAATCCTTTGAAGATTGTCAAAGGTACTGAGATTGATACTGAGTTCAACAACATTGCTACTGCTGTTGCGACCAAGGCAGACTTGGCAAGTCCTACCTTTACTGGTACGCCAACATTGCCAACAGGTACGGTTGCTGTTACTCAATCTTCTGGCAGTAATACAACCACTATAGCCACCACTGCTTTTGTTCAAGCGGCAATTGCTTTGTTGTATCCAGTAGGTTCAATCTACACAAATGCTTCTGTTAGCACTAACCCTGCGACATTGCTTGGCTTTGGTACATGGACTGCATTTGGTGCTGGTCGTGTCATGGTTGGTTTTGATGCGAGTAATGCACTGTTTGACACTGCGGAAGAAACTGGTGGTAGTGCAGATGCAATTACTGTAAGCCACACTCACACAGCAACAGTCACAGACCCCGGACACTTACACACACAAACAGAATACAACCAACCCGGAATTGGTAACGCTGGTGGTGGTGGAGCACGAGTTAATGTTGTATCAGCAAATACTGGTAGTGCGACAACTGGAATTACTGTAGCAAACAGTACAACTGGTTCAAGTGGCACAAATGCTAACTACCAACCGTACATTACTGTGTATATGTGGAAAAGAACGGCATGAAAAATCCTGAGATATTGCATCACTTCTCTGATGGTCTGTATGCCAAGCAGTCATGTTTCCCTGCTGGCATGGCTATCTTGAAGCATACGCATGACTTCAGCCACTTGTCGATATTGGCACAGGGCAAGGTTGCTGTATTGCGTGGAAATGAGATTGATATTGTTGAAGCACCAGCGTGTATTGAAATTAAAGCAGGGTTGACTCATGGAGTCAAAGCGATAACAGATTGTGTTTGGTTTTGTATTCACGCCACTGACGAGAAAGACCCGTCTAAAGTGGATGAAATTTTGATTAAGGGAGATTGATATGCCTATAGCCGCCGCCGCAATTATGGGGGGTGCATCACTGCTTGGCGGTTCGATGCAAAGTAAAGCCGCTGGAGATGCGGCACGACAATCCGCACAAGCTCAACTTGAGTCTGCACGAATTGCGGCTGAAGCGGCTAAGTTTCGCCCTGTTGGTGTAACCACTCGTTACGGCACTTCTCAGTTTCAGTTTGACCCAAGCGGTTATTTAACTGGTGCTGGTTACACAGTTTCTCCTGAACTAAAAGCCTATCAAGATCGATTACAGGCTTTGACAGGCGGTGCTTTAACTCAAGCTGAGATGGCTGGTCAACAGTATGCTCCGCTTCAACAAGGGGCTCAAGGACTGTTTGGATTGGGTCAGCAATACCTACAGCAGTCTCCACAACAAGTAGCGGCTCAGTACATTCAACAACAACAAGACTTGCTTGCGCCTAGCCGTGAGCGTCAATATGCCCAGTTGCAAAACCAGTTGTTCCAAACAGGTCGTGGTGGCTTGTCTGTAGGTGCTACAGGATTGCGCCCAAGTGGTGCTGGTGGTTTGGGTGCTACTACTCCTGAGATGGAAGCCTATTACAACTCATTGGCACAACAAGACTTGCAATTGGCTTCACAGGCGCAAGAAGCTGGTCAAAGAAATGTGGCATTTGGCGCAGGGTTGTTTGGCACTGGTGCTGATTTGATGAGTCAGTATCAAGCTGGTCAAGTTGGTGCTTTGAGTCCATTCACAACTTATTTGGGTGCTGGTTCTGCTATTGAAGAACTTGGACAACAACCTTTGCAATTAGGTATGGAATTGGGTGGTCGGTCGGCTTCTGCTGGTGGCAATGTAGGACAGTTCTTGTTAGCAGGAGGGCAAGGTGCGGCAAGGGCTATTCAAGGTACGGCTGGTAGTGGTGTTGGTAAAGCATTGATGGGACTTGCTGACAATCCTTATGTGCAACAAGGGTTAGAAAAAGTTGTAGGTGGAATAAAGTGGTCTGATATTTTTGGAGCAACGCCACAAGGGAATTTGACTCAAAGCCCATTTGGAAATAGAGGAGGTTATTAAATCATGGCAAATACTGACTTACCCTTTGAACAAGAAGTTACTGATCCAGTAACTACAAGCATAGAAAATGCACGAAGAAGATTTAATGAAGAATTTTTTATCAAACCTAGTACTTCTGGTTTATCCCCTGCTGGGATGTTAAATATACCACTTAACCCACCTGACCCATATATACAGCAACCTTTTCGTTTTGAACCATTGATGGCGAACCAACCTTCATCTGTTGTGGGTGGAATGTTTAGTCCTGAAATATCTCGTGCGGCAGAGATGCAATATCTTCAAGGTCGTCAAAAAGAAATGCGTGATCGTGCATTAGCGTTTGCACAGTTGTCGCCTATGCAACAAGCAGACTATGGCTTCTATCGTGGAGGTCAACAGTTAGGTGATGTGGTTGGTGGTGCTTTGGGTGGCAAAGACCCTCAGTTGCAGATGATTGGTTTGCAACAGCAAATCTTGAGTGAACTTGACCCAAGTGACCCTGAACAACAATTGAGAGTTGCTCAGAAATATGCCAGAACTGCCCCTGATTTGGCAATGAAGATTGCTGAAAGTGCTCGTAAATCAATGTCTGAAATGGCTTTGACTACTCAACGACTTCGTGAAAAACAAGGTGCTGACCCATTCCAACAATTGCTTCGTTCAGGCAAATACACTCCTGCAAGCATGGCAACTTATGAGATTAGCGGAAATGTTGCTGATCTAAGAGAAGTTGATAGTCCAGACAAAGTGCCAGCAGACATCCAAAAAGCTCGTTTAGTTGCTCAAAGCAAAGGCTTTAAAGAAGGAACTAAAGAATATAACGATGAACTTGTCAAACAACTTGAAAAGACAGATAAACGACCAACTGAAGAAATCTTTGATTTGATGGCAGAGTTGGATGTGCTTGACCCTGTTAAAGATAAAAAGAAATACGATATTGTTCAAGCAAGAATTGACAAATTGACAAAAGGCAAATCCTTAGAAGAATCTCTTGGTGAAGGCTTTGGGATGCTTGGGAAAGCTCTTGCGGCTGGACAGAAGAAAGAAGCTGAAGAAACTGGTAAATATACTGCCGAGAACTTTAAAAATCTTGGTTCTGCTGTTGCGGCAGGAACTGCATCAAAGCGGAATATTGCTACTCTTGAAACTTCTTTGGAAAACGCATTTACAGGAAAGTTTGCAGAAGGAAAAGAAGCAGTTGTTGGTGCTTTGATTTCTCTTGGTATTCCTGTTGGAAGCGATTTAAAGAATGCCACATCAAATACTCAGCTTATTCAAGCGATGGGTACTAGATACATTTTCCCATTGGTCAAAAATTATCCCGGCTCGTTGGCGGCAAAAGAATTGGCAAGTTTGGAAAAGACTGCGCCTAATGCTTTGCAACAACCAGAAACAATCAAGAGATTGGTTGGGTTACTCAAGGTTGATTTGGCAGAAAATGAGTACACCTACAACAGAGCAAAAGAATACAAGAAAGCAAACAAAGAATCTTTGATTGGATTCAATGAAGCCGACCAAAGAATTGAATTCCAAAACAAACTTGGTCGATTGCAAGAGTTGGTTACAAATGTCAAGCGTAAAAAATCCAAGACACCGGAAGAAGATGCTGAAATTAATCAACTGAAAAAAGAACTGTACATTGGAGGCTGAAATGTCTGACGAATTTGATGTAAGCAATTTTCCTCTGATTGGGGACAAGACAGAACCCTCAAATGTAGATATGAGCAAATCTATTATGAGTCCTGAGTATCGTCAGCGAGATGCTTTTGGTGCTCAAGAGTTAGGTGGGTTAATCGTCGGAGCACCATTTCGATTTCCACTTAGTACTGTTGGTGCTGGTGTTGGTGGTTTTGGAGGTGAGCTTTACGAACAAGTTTCTAGGGGTGAGACTCCATCTTTATCATTGGCAACCCAAGCTGGAATTGAAGAAGCCGCATGGGATGCTGGTGGCAACCTTGTTCTTAAAGGATTAGGCAAAGTTTTGCGCTTTGGTGCTGACAAACTTGGATTCACTTCTAAAAATGCACCTGATGCAAACAAAGCCGCAGAAGAATTCTTACAAAGATACAACTCAACATTGCCAGCAAGTCAGAGAACAGGTGCAAACTTATTTGCCGCTTTAGAAGGAATTGTATATACACCCGTAACATTTGGCGTATTTAAAGACAAAGACAAAGAAATCCAAGATGCCTTGATGACAGGTTCTAAGGATATATTGAAGTCTCTTGTAAAAAGTCCTGAGCTTGACATGGCTTTGAGGACAAACACATCTTCTCAATATTCATCTGGTCAAATCTTACAAAATTTTATCAAGCAAGGTGAAAAATCATTAAGTGATTCAGTTGATTCACTATATAAGGATATTTTTGCTGACACAACATCTAATGTCACAACCTTTAGCATCAAATCATTTGCTGATAAATTGTTGGCAAATCCTTCTGCGTTGACAAACAGTCAAAAATCTATTCTCAATGAAATGAAGGTGTTGCCAAATCAACTAGATGTTCCTTCGCTTCATAAAATTAGAAGTCGATGGCTTGCAGAAAATAGAGACAAATACAATTCTCGTGTTTCTAGCGAAAAAGATAGTCGTGCCTCACAAACAATAAGTGAATTAATTTCTGAGTTTGATAAGGCTATGGACTTTTCTGCTAATAAAACCTTGAAAGGTGATACTCTTAAAAAATATAGAGATGTTACTAATACTTATAGGCAAGGAATCCAAGGTCTTCAAACTGACGCAATACAAGAAGCGTTAACAAAAAACCCAGAAGAAGTTGGTGCATATTTGTTTACAGCAGGAAAAGAAACTCCTATTCTTAATTTATATAAGTCTGTCAGTGCAGCATCAAATTTATCAAAAAAACCAGCGGAAGAAATTGTAGATGCGTTGAGATATGGCTATCTTGAGGCGATGGTAAACACACCTGACAATATGTTGAAATTTGCAAAGAATCTAGAACAAGATAAGAATTTTGCAAACACATACACTAGGTTATTTGAAGGCACACCACAAGATGCCGCCATCAAGCAAATGAGTGAAGGTGCTAAATTGGGTTTGGTTGAAGCTAAAGCAATGCCCGGACTAAATTACAGAACAACAGGTGCGGCTTTAAATATTCTTACCCCAACATTAGGGCTTGGATATTATTTTTTGTTGAGTCCTGAACAACAACAAAAGGTTACTGATAATCTTGGTACTGCCGCAGTTGCTGGTGGTGCGCTTTTCTTATCTCAAAGAACATTGGCAAAAGCACTACTTGACCCTAAAGGCGCAAAAGCAATCAAGTATTTGTCAACAGCAAGAGAAAAGCTAACCTCTCCAACAGCATTTACCAAACTTGTTGTTGAGCCACTGACAAACATCATTACTGCTGAAGAAAAACAACAGTATCCTTTTGGTGCGCCATCTGCCAAAGATGAGTTCGATGTGTCAAATGTTCCTTTAAAAAAATAAGGACACAAAATTGACCCGATTAGCATTTGCCTTCTTGCCGCAGGACTTGTCAAACAGATTCAAGCTGGCTGTGACCTGTACAAGCAAGCCAAAGAGTCTTTCATGGAGGTCAAGAGCACTGTTGACGAGGCTGTTGGCGTTTATAGGGAAGTTACTGGATTTTGGAATAACTTTAGTAACTTCTTTAAACCCAAG